ACCGCCTCTGGATTCCGTAAAGCCCAGAGTGCTGGTTCAAGAGTAACCGGAGATCGGGCAGATGATATCTTCTGTGACGATCCGTTAGATGCGGCAGAAGCCTTCAGTCAGTCGGCTAGAGAATCGATCCTGACTTGGTGGACACAAGCTGCGAGTAACCGACTAAACGACCTAAGAACAGGGGGTCGCTGCGTGATTATGCAAAGACTTCACGATGAGGACTTGGCTGGTTATATTCTTGAGAACGAGGAAGATTGGGAGAAAGTGATTATCCGTCAGGAATACGAACCTACCGATTACGTCACGTCACTAGGCTGGAAAGACCCACGCACCGAAGAAGGCTCTCTGTTCTTTCCTGAGCGATTCCCCAGAGATGTGATCGACACCGAGAAAAGACGTTTAGGCTCTTATGGCTATGCCGGTCAGCATCAGCAACGACCAACTGCGATGGAAGGCGGACTATTCAAACGTGCCGATTGGCAATACTACAAACCCCTACCGCCAAAGGATCTTGGTATCACGCAGATATATCAGGCGTGGGACACCGCATTTAAGACCGGAGAGGAGAACGATTATTCTTGCTGCGTTACTTTAGGCGTCAGCCAGAACAGATATTACGTGCTAGACCTATGGAAGCAGAAAGTCGAGTATCCCGAACTAAAAAGAACGGTCATAAGCCTTAGTGAAAAGTGGAAGCCTAATCTAATCTTGATTGAGGACAAAGCCTCTGGACAATCCCTGATTCAAGAACTGAGACGTGAAATGCGAACACCGATCCACGCTTACGATATTGAACGAGACAAGATCGCACGAGCCAATTTCATCACGCCTATACACGAAGGGAAACTTTGCTATCTACCCGAACGAGCCGAGTGGGTCGCTGATTTCGTAGATTCGCTATGTTCATTCCCATTAGCCCCGCATGATGACGATGTGGACGCTTTCGTGATGGCGATTACTTATGCCTCAAGAGGCGGTGGTGGAATCTTTGAATATATGCGTCAGCAGTCGGGAGTCAAAGCTTGATCTCAAAGCGATATCTCCCACTCGTTGATTGTCCCAAGTGTGGGCAGAAGTCTTTAAGATATAAGTCCTATCCAGACGACAATGCTTGGGGTCTAAAGAAGCGTTTGATTACTTGCGATCAATGCTCATCCATATTTGATAAGGTAAAATAAGATATACCTCTAGGGGTTATCCGTTCTATCCTATTCTATTGAATAAATAGTCAGCGACTTTATCGCACTTACGGAGATTACAATGCTTAGACTCGATGTCCCTTTGGATATTCAGTTATTACTAGAAAGTTATGCTAAACAATTATCAACGGAGGAGAAGTTCGAGGTGTCTATTCAACAAGCCTTCGAGCGTCTAATCCGTATTGCACTTGGGGAAAAATAATGGCTTTGAATCGTGGGGGCAAAATTACAGAGATCGAACAAGCGATGATAGATCGCTTAAACCGAGTCGGTGGTGCAGATCAAGCACAGGCTCAGTCGTTCTTTGGAAGTGGTCAGCCTGTCCAACCCTCAGCCCCACCTGAAGTGCGTGGACGATTAAGTGATTATCCCAATTATTATAATTACACGATCACGCCTAGAGCCGATCAACTCACCAGCGTGGGATTCTCAACGCTACGAACGATCAGCGATCCCGCACAAGGCGGACTCGATATTCTTGCACTTGTCATCGAATCCATTAAAGATCAAATCTCAGGATCGAATTGGAACATCAAAGGTCGTGACGGAAGCGATGGTGGAGAGAAGGCTGCCAAGATTATGCAACGTCTCCGCAAACCAGATGGAGTCAATCCCTTCCGCACTTGGCTCAGACAAATCATTCACGATCACTTAGTGATCGATCAACCCGCAATCTACATCCGTCCCACAGGCGAATTACCACTACTCGATGTGATGGACGGTGCGACCCTCAGCTTAAAGATTGACGCTTACGGACGAACTCCCCAGCCGCCTTATACCGCTTATCAGCAAGTCATCAAGGGTATCCCGGCTATCGACTATACCACTAGCGAGATCATCTGCCCAATTTACAACAGACGCTCTAATCGTGTTTATGGATATAGCCGAGTCGAGCAAGTCGTGAACATTATCAATCTTGCTTTAAGACGACAACTGTCTCAGATCGAATACTACACCACAGGATCAATCCCTGATATGTTGCTCGGTGTCCCCGACACTTGGTCAGTCGATCAAATCGCACAATATCAAGAATGGTTCGATTCTGTTTTATCAGGCAACACCGCAGACCGCAGAAGGGCTAAGTTTATTCCCGGTGGTATTACGCCACACCAGACGAAGGATCCGGTCATCAAAGATAATCTCGATGAGTGGATCGCTCGTGTTGTGAGTTATGCGTTCTCGATCTCACCGGATTGGGCAGTCGCTCAGGTCAATAAAGCCACCGCAGAGATTCAAAAAGAAACTGCTTTAGAGCAAGGGGTCGTCCCGATTAAACTCTGGCTATCCGATGTGATGGATGAGGTCTTAGAGAAAGCATTTGACGCACCGGAACTCGATTTTGATTGGGTCGAGGAAGGTTCAGTCGATCCTAAACAACAAGCCGAGATCTTAAACATTTATGTGAACGGACTCAATCCGATTCTGACTGTCAATGAAGCTAGAGCCGAACTCGGCTTAGATCCTCTTGTAGAGGAGGAACAAAGTGTCGCTCTCAACACGCCTCCTCTACCCTTAGATGTTAATAAAAAAAAAAGAAACTTCGAGTCGAGAATCTTCCTGATATAAACAGACCGCTGATTATCAAGACCGAAAAACAAATCAAGAAACTCTTTTCTAAATACTTTAAGGCACAGAAGAAAGCCGCATTAGATTATATTGCGGCTAACGTGCTTAAAAGCGAGATGTCCACGATTGACTTTATTAGTCTGCTAAAAGAGGTCAAGAAGTTTCAAAGCGATCCTAAAGTAATCTCGGCTATGAATAAATTGCTGGATAAGGTCACACAAGATACCAGCAAGGCTACGCTAGAAGAAATCTACAACATTCTAAATGAAGCCCCCACGCCTGATCAATTAAAGCTCTTATCAGAAGAAGCCTTGAAATACGCTGAGACAAGATCCGGCACTTTAATTCAGGGCATCGATGAAACAACCAGCGAACGCTTCAGGGAATTATTTACATCAGCTTTAGAAGAAGGAATGTCTGCCAAGCAGTTTGCCGATTCCCTAAATGAGTCTGGACTATTCAATGAGGATCGTGCCTTGCTCATCGCAAGGACTGAAACTGCCTTCGCTCATAACGAAGCCGCCTTGCTCTCTTATCAAAACTCAGAAGGCGTGGTCGTTGGCAAGGAGTGGCTGGTCGCTAATGATGCGTGTGAAATCTGTTTATCCATTGATCCCTCGTCTATTCCTTTGGACGCTATGTTTCAGTCAGAAGATGGCGATGAATACCTATCGCCTCCCGCTCATCCTAACTGCCGATGCACCACAACTGCTACCCTCGATATACCCTTTGAGACAAAATCCGAATCCGTAGAGCTGCAAAAAGCAGAGACCTATAAACCCACCGAAGCGATGGCTGAGGAAGCCAGACGTGCTTTGAAGTGGAAAGCCGAAGGCAAAGCTGGTGGAACAAGAGTCGGACTCGCTAGAGCTAATCAGTTAGCCAAGCGTGAGAACCTTAGCGAATCAACGGTTAAGCGGATGTTCTCATTCTTTAGTCGCCATGAAGTCGATAAGAAGGGCAAGGGCTTCTACCCAGACCAAGAAGGCTATCCCTCAAAAGGTCGTGTCGCTTGGGCATTATGGGGTGGTGACGCTGGGTTCTCGTGGTCACGAAGAATCGTTGAAAGCCTAAAAAATAAAGATTAAGTGTGATATAGTCGGTGCATGAAGTTTCTTTCGGTATGCTCAGGCATTGAAGCTGCGAGTGTCGCTTGGCACGATTTAGGCTTTGAGTGTGTCGGTGTTTCTGAGATAGATAAGTTTCCAAGTGAAGTTTTGAAATATCATTATCCGTCTATTCCCAACTTGGGGGATATGACTAGATTTAAGGAGTGGAACGATGACCTTGCCTTTGACTTACTTGTTGGGGGAACACCCTGTCAATCCTTCTCAGTCGCTGGACTCAGAAAAGGAATGGATGACCCTCGTGGCAACTTGGCACTTACCTATGTTGCCATTGCTGAAAAGTATAAACCCAAGTGGTTCGTCTGGGAAAATGTACCCGGAGTATTGTCCTCAAACGGAGGAAAAGATTTTGCTTCCTTCCTCTCAGCGATGGCGGACATCGGGTATGGTATCGCGTACCGAGTGTTGGACGCTCAGTTCTTCGGAGTCCCCCAAAGAAGGCGTAGAGTCTTTGTTGTCGGATATCTTGGAGACTACCGACCTGCCACAGCAGTATTATTTGAGCCAAGCAGCGTGTTCGGGCATACTCCGAAGGGCAGAAAGAAGGGGAAAGGAACTACCGCCTCTGCTGAAACAAGCCCTAGAGCAAATGGCACTCAAGCAATCCCCTATGACCTCTACCAAATAACAGCTCCTATCAATAAACAAAATAGAGAAGTAGGAGATCCTTGCCATACTCTTGCTAGAGATAATACGGCTCACGCTTCTATTATTGAAATTAAGGAATCTACTGTATTTAATATCAACACAGAGGTTAGGGTAAGAAAGCACAATTTAGATATTTCATCTTTTCAAAAATTATTGAAAGAGGCTAAAAGTAAAAGCAATTTAACTAACCAAGAGATTGCAAATATACTCCGTATCCCTAAAACTCAAGTAGAACACTACTTTAGAGCGGATGATTCTTTTGCAATAGTTGATTCAGAGCTTTGGATTCCACTTAAAAATGCACTAGGAATTAAGGATGATTCTTTTGATTTAGCAATCACAGAGTTTGAAATAAAAGACAATGCTTTTGAATCAGCCGGTAGAATATACCTAAGCAATTTAGCCCCCACTCTGACATCCGCTGCCGCTGGAAAGCAAAGTTTCATCGTCAATGAAAGTTGCGTTTACGAAAATCACCCAACAGATAGCCGCGTTAAACCGATTGATGTTTCATCGACAGTAACTTCAAGATGGGGAACAGGTGGCAACAATGTCCCATTTGTCAGAGAATCTCAGCCCATTATCCTTATGGATCAAGGCGGTTCAGTTATGTCTACCAATGAATCAGGATTAGTTGGGACTCTAAGAGCAGAGACAAAGGGTCATCCGCCAATCGTTGCAGAGAATACGCATGCAACATTAACCACGACACATGGACCTAGACAGGGATCAAGCGATGAGGGGGTAGCTTCAGTCAAAGCCATATTCTCAAACACAATGCGTGTCCGCAGATTAACCCCTACTGAATGTGAAAGACTGCAAGGATTCCCCGATGGGTGGACTCAGATTCCCTATGGCAAGAAGACCAAGGAACAATGCCCAGACGGACACCGCTACAAAGCCCTCGGTAACTCGATGGCAGTTCCTGTAATGCGATGGATTGGCAGAAGAATTAAATTATTCGAATCCCTAAAAGAAAAGGGCTGACCTCGATCAGCCCCATTCCGACCCTTCCACAGGTCTAGTTTCCTTTTTCGTCTAATCGTTTAATCACAAGACGTTTGGCTCGTTCGACTTCTGCCTCACTCATTCCAATGGCTATCGCCTCACAGAACGCAACGCACTCTCTGGACTTCTTGTCTGTCGGTGCGGTGATCGCTAATTCAAGGGCAGAGCATAAAGCTTCAAATTGTGTCATTTTAGTTTGCATTTTGAAACTCCTCGTGAATAGCAGCTGCCATCACCATAAGACCGACCAGCGAACAGATAAAGAATAGCAGATAGAGAAAACTGAAGGATGCCAAGATCACGTTTAGGGTTATCAAGAACAAACCCAAGAACGAGCAGATGGCTATCATAATGGGTGACTTGTAATTCTTAAGCATTTGATTCTCCATCAAAGTATTCATTTCGTTGTGAATCAATATATCCGTATTTCTTGTTTAGATTGATTTGGGCTTTACCACCTAAGAAGTCCCACGCATAATCGTACTTCGGTGAAACCACTTCTATCCCTTTGTAATTGAGAAAGCCCCATTTTCCATTACGTCTAAACTTAGCAAAACCTTCGTGGAAGTTCCCAACATAGTCGTACTTTGCTTCAATCACCTCATCGCCTTGTTCATTGACGAAACCGTACTTGTCGTTTAGTAGGACTGCGGATAAGCCCTCGTAGAAACTATCTACAAGCTCGTACTTCAATGGCACGACTTCATCGCCCTGTTCATTGACGAAGCCCCACTTGTCATTGAGGTGAACAGCAACAAGACCATTCTCGTAGAAAGACCCTACAAAATCGTAGGTTTTTTTGAGTGTGATTTTCATTTGGATCTCCTTATGGCTTAGTGCCATGAACCTAGATTAAAGATAAATTGACAGATGTCAATAAATTATTTATCCCTATCTAAACTATGCAAATAAACAACTTATCTAAATATCTGCGTATAACTCGATTTAAGCCTAGCCCATAACTCCATAGGCATAACCCCTAAGACAAGCCTAGACCCCCCTAGAATCGGCTATAAAGAGGCGTAAATAAAGCGAAAGGCTATCGCTTACGGGATTTACGGATCTCCTCTTGGATCTCAGTAGGGCTAGGCTCTTGGGTTAAACCCCACCAGAGCTGGAACATTATTAGAAAAGCAGCCAATAGGACTAGGGTCGTAAGTGCCTCATTGAGCAACCTGACCCAACGCCTGACCTTGAATAAACTCATAAGTACCATTGGGGATCAGATTCGTCTAGTCTGCCGATAACTGCATTTATACCAGCCACGATCTCGGATTCCCTACCATAGCGTTCTCGCCACTTTTTAGGACTTCGGTGGAACGCAAGTTTGCTCGTGTCGAAGTTACCTTGATGGTGACCCTCGCAAAGTGGAATGGTCTCGAAGTGCGATGCTCTCTGTCCCATTCCTTTGCCCTCTCGGATGTGATGGATCATCGCTGGAACTTCACCATCACCGTCCACTCGGCAACAGTAACAACCGAGACGAGCGACTTTATTTAAGTGGAGTTTCTCTTTAGCGTTCATAATCATAGGTTACAATAAATAAAGAGCGACACTTCAATTTATTTGGAGTGTGAATTGAAATTATTTGGTAGCATAAACAAGGTTAATGAAAACGATGACGGAACATTAACAGTCTCCGGCATAGCGTCTAGCGAGTCAGTCGATAGCGATGGCGAGATCATCTTAGCAGACGCAATCAAGAACTCAATCCCTGACTACATGAAGTTTGGGGCGTTAAGAGAAATGCACCAGCAGATCGCAGCGGGGACAACCTTATCTCTAAAAGTTTCAGACGATGGTAAAACCGAGATCGAAGCCCTCGTGGTCGATCCGGTCAGCGTAAAGAAAGTTTTATCTGGTGTGCTTAAAGGATTTTCTATCGGTGGCAAAGTATTGAAACGCAACGCAACGAAACGCAATATCATCGAGTCTCTTAAACTCACCGAAGTTTCGCTGGTAGATCGTCCCGCTAATCCTGATGCGATGATCGCTTTATATAAAGCCGATGACGCAGAGAAAAGTTTATACTGCATAGCAGATCTTGCGAGTGTTTTGAATCACGCAAAGTATGTCCAACGCAACGCTTTAATGGAAGATGAAAACTCACCGATCCCTCAAGAGCTATCCGAGTGGATTGGCGAGGGTCTTGAAATATTAAATCAAATGACGCAAGAGGAACTTTCTCCTCTGATGTCCCAACCAACGGAGGAAGAAATGCCCGAAAATGAAATCATCGAAGAAGTGAAGAAAGAAGAACCTGTCGCTGAAAAGGCAGAGGAAGTTTCTGTCGTTAAAGCAGAAGATCCTAAAGAGGAATCTCCTAAAGAAGATCCTAAGCCAAGCGAAGATGAAATGATGATGAAAGAAATGTATGGTTTCGTAAAAGCCATGTATGAAAAAATGTGTGGAACAGAAGAAAAGAAAAAAGCAGAATCGAATGATGATCTATCGAAAGCTGCGAAAGAAAACGAAAGTCTAAAAGACGAACTCGCAAAGGCTCACAAAGCCATCGAGGATCTTAAAAATGCCGAAAACAAAGGCTTTACTAAGGCGATCACAATCGAGAAAACCGAAGATGGTGTGGTATCGAAAAGTGATGATGGTAAGCCAAAATCAACCCTCGACCTTATCAAAAGCATCCACTCCAACGGTGGAAAAAGATTTGGTTATTAACCCTTAATTTTTTATAGGAGGACACTATGTCCCTCAACGAAACTGCCGAATTGGTCAAAGCTGCTCAGATGAATCCTGATGCGATTGCCAAAGCCGGAACTAATGTAGCTCTTGGTCTCGTGAGCTATGATCTTCAATCACCAGCTCTGAATCTATACCCTTGGGGTTCTAGCATCACTCCGATTCGTGCTGCTCTCCCTCGTGTAATCAGCCAGAATGGTGACACCGCTACCCGATGGAAAGCCATTACTGCCATCAACTCAACCAACGTTCATCCCGGACTCTCCGAAGGACAACGTGGTGGCGAAATCACTCAAACTTTAGACAACAAAACTGCCGCTTACGTCTCTCTCGGTATCGAGAACTCGGTGACCTTCGAAGCGGATGCTGCTTCTCAAGGCTTCCAAGATGTGAAAGCCCAAGCAGTAGAATCTGCTTTGCGATCTCTGATGATCCAAGAAGAAAAGATGCTCTTTGGTGGTAACTCCTCAGTCGCATTAGGCACAACTCCCACTCCTACTGTCGGTCTTGTTGCGGGTGGATCGATCACCGCTGGTACATATAAAGTTATCTGCGTCGCTTTAACTCACGATGGCTATCTACGAGCCGGTGTCAATGCAACCGGTGTCGTTCAACAAATCAGCCGCACGAACGCTGACGGAACAACCGACACAATCAATGCCGGTGCTGCTCAGAAATCAGCCGCTTCTGCTGACGTAACAACCGCTTCAACCAACCTCTCGATCTCCGCTTCAGTAACTGCAGTAAACGGTGCGGTGGCTTATGCTTGGTATGTCGGTGCTGCTGGATCTGAAAAGATTGCTGCGATCACCACGATCAATAGCGTTGTATTAACTGCTCTGCCTTCATCGGGTAACCAAGCAGCCTCTGCTTTGACCTCTAATGATCGCTCTGCTGAGTCTGGATACTCCTTTGACGGATTGCTCTACGCAACCGCTTTCGGTTCTTCGACCGGTGCTTACCTGAACACATTAGCAACCGGAACTGCCGGAACCGGCACGACCCTCACGACCGACTCTGCCGGTGGTGTTGCTGAAATCGAAACCGCTCTGCAAAGTTTCTATGATAACTATCGTGTCAGCCCTGACACCATTTGGTGCAACTCTGCCCAACTGAAGAAGATCACTTCTTTAGTGATCGGTGGCGGTGGAGCTCCTCTATTCCGCTTCAATTCTGATGCGAAATCTACCGGTGGAATCAGCGGCGGAGTTCAGGTCGGAAGTTACTTGAACAAGATCACGCAAGACTTGATCCAAGTGAAAGTGCATCCGTTCTGCCCTCCCGGCACGATCCTATTCACTTCCAGTTCGATCCCTTACCCCCTCAGCGGTGTAGGTGCGGTCGCTCAAGTCAAATTGCGTGGACGTGATTATTTTCAGATCGAATACCCACTAACGACTAGACGTTATAGCTTCGGGGTTTATGCCGGTCAAGGCGAGGTTTTGCAGGTAATGGCACCCTTCGCATTTGGGGCGATCACTAACATCGCTTAATTGGTAAATTGAATCTTGGGGGGAGAAATCCCCCCAATTCAATAAGGAAAAAGATGAAAGTACACTCGTCAGTAAACAAGAGCATCACCGTTGGTGGTGTTGAATATAACGAGAAAAACGGATCAATGGAAGTCCCAGACGAGATTGGTTTAATGCTCATCGAGACTTTTGGATTCGAGGAAGTAAAAGAAAAGAAATCAAAAAAATCTAAGGAGGACTAATGGCAGCTGGAGATTTAACAACTTTAGCGAATGTCAAATCCTACTTAGGCATACTTGGGAAACCGATCTCTGCAATCACGAAAGCGAATCCGGGTCAGGTCACTTGTACTGCTCATGGACTCACCACCGGATTACAGGTCGGTCTTTCAGGCATTAACGGAATGACCGAACTAAACGGAACGACTCCAACCGTTACGGTTATCGATGCGAATAACTTTACCATCGGCAATACTTCAGCATACGGAACTTATACCTCTAGCGGTTATGTCTCCGTTGATGATCCTTTGCTCAATCGCTTAATCACCTCTGTATCGGATTGGATTAAGAGTTATTG